ACTTGTTGTACTTGTTCGTCTGTAATATCAGATGGTATCGCAAATACACTTGGTCTTGAATATGTTTTCTTACCATCTTTATCTGTTTTAACAACTTGAGTGTCACCTATATTTTTTATACCTAATATTCTTTGTAATTCTTTAGATTGTTTTAAATACGCGGCGGGCAATGCTGCTATAAAGTCTCTGTCAACTGTATTGTCTACAAAGTCTTTAAATCCTTTATTAAGCGTACCTACTTTTTTACCTATAATATTAAACAAACCTCTACCGCCTCTATTAGTAGCTTGACCAAACGCTCTAGCTAATGCGCCTGCTATACCTTCAGCGCTTTCGCCTTTATTAGCTTCTCTTAATATTTCTTGACTAGTTTCTCTGTCTATTTCACCAGCGGCTTCTTCACCTACAGCTTCAGTAACTTTAGTATTATCAGCCATGTATTTCTTTTCACGCTTTCCAACTTCTTGCAGCTGATCAGCATCAAAATCTGTTTGCTCGGTAGTATCACCTATTTGAGGAGCTTTTTCATCAGACATACTAATAGTATCACCTTGTTGCCTAATATTTCTAGTAGCTACAGCATTAGCTCTTAAATTAAATAAGTTACTTGTTTGCTTACCAATACCTAAATTATTAGGATCTTTAGTTTGATTATAACTATCAAATACTTTTACAAACTCATTTTTTAATTCTTGTCTAAACTGTGATGGCGTTGCTAAACTACCTTTCTGATATAGTCTTTGAAAAGCGTTTTCTATTATACCACCACCAGCTTCTGTTATTTGATCAAAACCTTCTTGAGTACTACTATCTAGCTCACCTGCTTCTTGCTTGATTCTTAGCCTTTGTAACTTGCTGTAGTCATCTTTTTGTTTTTTATCTAACTCATAGTCAGCTACTAATTCTTCTGCTGACATATCTTCTTGCTTTTTACCAAAAGCTGAGAAAGGATTTATAACTGGCACACCTGAAAACAAACGACCACTATTGTCTCTACGTCTTCTTTCAGCTTCAATTTGTTTTGCTTGTCTTTGAGCATTTCTATCGGCCATTATTATTTCTGTAGCTCTAGTTTCAAGTATTCTTTTTTCTTGTTTTAAAGCGTTTTGCAATGGAATATTGTCTTTAGCCATTTGAATCTCTTGATCTAGCTGACCTATGTCCATTTGCAAGTTCATTAAATCAAACTTATCTTGTTTAGTCATAGTGGTGCTGCTAACACCTGCTTTATCTCCAAATAAATTTAATGATTTAGCTGCATTTACAACATTAGATAATGTCATCATTTGCTGCCTATGTTTATCTGCTTTCATAGCGCCTGACGCTAATGCTTCATCAAGTTCTAGTTTTGATTTTTCAAAATACTCATTAGCTATTTTTGCTTTTAAAGCATATTTGCTATTAGAAGAATATCTTAAAGCAATATTAGAAGCAACATCTCTAAGAGCTATTGCGCTTTGTGTTTTAATATCACCAGAAAAAGGTATAACAAAACCAGATATAGCACCACCAATACCAGCTTGTAATGCTTCGTCATATTTTACATAACTACCAGCTCCTTCACCTGTTTGAATACCTGTAGCCATCATACCTAAAACCTCTTGCATATACTCTGTTCCAAACTCTGATAAAGCGTTACCACCTCGATCTAAAGCATAAGCATATAATCCTCTACCTACATCGTCCCATGTTGCTTGCCACATATTTGCAGCTGTTAAACCTCTCATTGGACTATTACTAATAACTTTTTGTAATCCCGCTGCTTTTTGAAAGCTACCTACTAATTGTTCTGCACCAAATTTTTCTAACAATGTTTGAGCTCCAGCTATAGCCGCTGATGTAGCGATATTAGCACCATCACCTGATATGTAAGCTTGAATCATGTTGTCTTTAAACTCTTCTTCTACTAAAGTAGTTATCTCTTGCTCATTTAAATCTGGATTTTCTTCTTGTATTCTAGCTCTTATACTGTCTCTACCTTTACCATTTAAAGTTATATACTCTTCTAAAGCTGAGTTGTAATTATCACCGTACATTTGTAATCCCATAGCAACTGTTCCAGCGTATCCTAAAACTGTAGCAACTGGTGCTAAAGAAGTACCAGAAGTAAATGGAGCTAAAGCTGTACCTGCTGCGGCCATACCAATATGTGGTAATGTTTGGCCAACTGTTTGAAAAACATCTTTTAAACTAACACCATCAGTATAATCAGCACCACCATAACCTTCTAGTCTTTTAGAAGATCTAGCCATTTCAGTCATTTGTTTTTCGATAGAATTAATCCAATAGTTTTTGTTAGATTTCATATCTTCTAACTGAGATCTAGCATCATAATCACCAACTATATTTTCTCCTGAAAAACCAAAACCTAAATCAAAATCACCTTCATATCCAGTTTTCCACTCTTGATCAAACTCATCCCAATAAACATCTTCTGTAGGCTCTATATCTCCTGATTTAATTTTTTCTTCAAGAGCTTTTATTTTTTTATCTCTATTACGAACCATAAAACCACTAAAACTAGCAACCGCCTGATCACCAATAGCTGTAGTTATACCTTCAACACCGCCTCCAAAAGCATTAATTGTTTCAGCCGCCCACTCTAAAGGATTATAATAGTCAAAGTCTTTTCTATCGTATATACTATCCATGAATCTAGTAAAACCACTTTGTTGTCTAGTAAAATCAATATTATACTCTTTACCTATTTCACCAAAAGCCATACCTATTTCAGTAGCTCGCTTTTTATATTTAGGATCCATGACAAGCTTACCTATTACTAATTCGTTTTGCTTATTTTCTAACTCTAAATTTAACTTAACAACTTCATCTTGTGAATTAGCTTGACTTATTAAACCTTGATATTCTTTTTGTAAAGCGTCTAATTCTGGCTTAGCCTTGTCAACTAAACCATTCATTATATATCTTATCTGAGGGTCTTGGCCTATAGCGTCCATATAAGCATTATCTATTACAGCTTGTACTTTAGCTTCACCTTCAGCTACTCTAGCGTCATCTGCTAATATATCTTCTTCACTACCTGTAGTTGTGCTAGCTGTTCTTACATTTTTAATTAAACTTTGTAACTCAGTTTCATAAGGTTTTAAATATTGTTTGTATTGAGCAATAGCTGCTGGATTAAAATCTACAGCTAATTTTTTACCCCCTATGTATTCAATTTCTTCATCTGTTGGTCTATAACCTTGTTCATCAAAAACTATTTTTACATACTCATCATCCATCCAATTATCTCTAACAAAACCTTTTTCCTCCATTACGGTATCGTAATCTTGAGCTACTTTGTCTCTAGCATCTTTAAATAACGCGCTGGTGTCACCATTAAAAATACCCATATTGTTTGCTTGTATCTCTCTTTTAAAATCATCAACTTCAAAATTATATTTCTCAGATAATTCATTTATTTTATCTTCATTTTCAGTAAGTATTTTTTCAAGCACCTCGCCACGACCACTATCAATTAAACCAGTTTCACTTTTAAATTGATCGACTAAAGTATCTAAACTATGCATATCTTGGTTGATAGCATGTAATTCTCTAAACATTTCTATATCTGCATCAGAATATTGTGATAATTCTTCTTTAGTAAAAGCATCATCAAAATCTTTAAATGTTCCGTCTTCATTTAATAGTTTTTGATTTTTACCACCAAGCATTCCTCTACCTTCACCATCACTACCTATTTGTAATGTTGCTCCAACTAAGTTATCATATTGATCAAAAGCATCTTCTACCTCTATTTGTTTATATACTTTAAATTCACTAGGTATTTCAGCCTTAGTCTGATTTATTTGATCTTGTAATTGATTGTATTTTTCACTATCTTTTTCTAATAATTCTTGCTCTTTTTGTAATCTTTCTATTTCTTTAAAATATTCAGCACGTTTTGTATTATATAGATTAGGATCGTATTCTAATATTTCTCTTTCTCTTTTTTGATCTACTTTTGATAATGCTTTTCCACTGATATAGTTTTGTTGTATATTGCTAAAATTAAAATCACCAAGAAACCTATCTAAAGCCATATAAAGACCACTACCTATAGCTTCTATTTCATCGCCTATAGTACCACCTTTATCTTGTTCGCCACCTTTTATAACATAATCAAAATTATTGTCATTAAGGTATTTTTCCATTTCTTCTATAGAAGGATTATTTTCGCTTATCCATTTATTATAAGCTGCTTTTTGCTTGTGAGTTTGACTCCCACCTAACTCTTCTCCTTTATGCTTGGCAAAACCTTCTTTAATTCTATTTTCATATATTCTTCTATCTTCTTCGGCTTTGGCTTTTCTTTCCTTTTCTTTTTGTTTACTTTTTTTTATTTGATCTTTATAATCAGCAATTTGTTTTTCTATTTCTTCCCTTGTCATATAACCAGGGTTTTCTTTTCTAAACTTATCTAAATCTTTATCTCTAACTCTTATAGATTTACCTTCTTCATTAAAAAATCTAGTAACTTTTTGACCAATTTGTTGACCAGCTATATTAGATTCGCTAGCTTGATTAGCTTCTTGTTTTACTGCGTCTGGATATTCTTGTAAAAATTTTTCAAGTTTATCATCAGGAACACGAAATGTTTTACCTGTTGGCAGAACGTATCTAGTCATATTAAATTATTTTATCCTTGGTAGACTTCATCATTATCTATGATAAAATCAGTTTCTTGATTTTGAAAACCTAAATCACGTATCTGAGAAGTACGTCTATATTGTTGAAAACTAGCTGAATTCATTGTGGCGGCTGCATCATCAATCATATATTGTGTATAGTATTTAGCAAAAACCTTTTTCATTGTAGGAGTTATCTCGCCATAATCCCACGCGGCTCTCATATCTTCAGGTGTTTCAAAGTTCATTTCTTTAGCTATTTCATTTTCGTCCCAATCATATGAATGACCAGACAATGTCATGTTCCACAAAGCTGTCATTTCACCACTATTTTCTGGCTTTAAATATTCTTCAATTTTTCTTTTTATCTGCGTTTTAAAAGCAGGATCACGTGCAATTTCTTGTTTATCTACTACACCTTCATAACTTAATATTTTTTTACCATCATTATCATAAGTATAGTATGGTTTAACTCCTTTTAAAAATCTAGACATATCAAACATACCACTTCCAGGAACTAAATTACCTTTGTCATCAAATTTAATACCCCCAAACAACTGTGTGTCAGCATAAACTTCATTTACATCATTAGTAATTTCAGGTGTATCAACAAAAACACTACCACCGTTTCTTGCAGCGGTTTCTAAACCTTCACTATTTATTACAAATTCATTAGCACCATTATCAAATTTCATAGCTTCTATTTGTTCATTGATCTGCTCTTCTGTTAAATCACTGTCTTTAAAACTTTCTCTAGCTTTAGCTTCATCAAAAGTAAAAACCCAATCAGTACCACCTTTTTCATTTGTTCTTAAACTATACGAATAACCCGAGTCAGGATCAGTACCAACTGCACCTTTTAATATATTTGCTGCTAAAAAGAAATTACCAGGTTGATTAGGATCTATGTTTTTTATATCGCTATAATCTAATTGATCTAACATGTTTTCTGTTAATTCTTTTACCTGTGCTGGTCTAGCTTCTAATCTTGCTAATTCAGCCATATCAGCATCACAAGTTCCTTCTGTTTCACAAACTGGACTAACACCTTGAGTACGCATAGTTAATTCACCAACTCTTTTACCCGTGCCCTTAAAGTATTCTTCTATTGCTCCTTGTTCTTTAGCTCCTCCAGTAGAGTTTGATACTAAAGAGTTTAAATATTTTTGAGTAGCACCTCTACCTAAAGCTAATCTTGATTCATTAATCTGTCTTTTTCTTTCTTCTTCAGCTTTCTTTTCTTTAGCTGCAGTAGCTTTTTTATCAGCAATAGTTTTAGCCGCACCAGTAGCTGATCTTCTTAATTCATCAAAAGCAGATTGACTAGATATATATGTGTATTTTGGACTTGTATATGACATAATTTATGATTTTGGAGTGAATGCGCTTGATAAAGTATCAGTAATACCACCTAACATACCTGTAAATGCAGATGTTTGATCAGCTTGTGCTTGAGCAGCCATCATCCTAGCATTATCAAGTTCAGCAGCTGTTCTATCGATTTTTTGTTGTTCTCTGTTTTCTTTTTGCTGAAACTGGAATAATTGACCTTGAGCATCTAGATTTTGCATTCTTTCTGCTTGACTCATTTCTATTCCTTCTATTCTTTGTTTTTCAGCTATTATTTTATCTTCTAATCTAGCCTCTCCTTCAGCTCTCATTTTTTCATTTGCAGCTTCTTGTTGCTCTATGCTGGCTGCAACTTCTTTCTTGCTTGCTGCAGCTGCTTGAGCTAATGCTGTAGCGCCACCAGCACCTCCACCAGTTTGAGCTAAAGTATCAAGTGTATTAGCTAAAGCTATATCAGTTTGTTCTATTTTCATTTCAGCAGCTTGAGTAGCAACTGATAGGTTAGCATAAGGATTACTAAATTGAGAAGAATAATCAGTGGCCATACTAGACAAGTCTGTCGCTCCTTCATAAGGATTAATAATAGCTTGGCGATTATTTTCTAAAAACTCTAGTTTTCCTTTTAATCTTTGAGCTTCTTTCTGAGCTTTTCTTTTTGCTCGTTTAGCTGCGCTGCCTCCAAATATACCGGAAAGAACACTTCCTCCAATACCTATGGCAGCTGAAACTGGATCTATTGGCATAATTATTTATTTATAAATTCACTGCTAGCGGCAAATAATGCTTTTGGCCCGCCAACATTTGTTGATTGATCTGTACTCATAGTTACAGTTGTATAATATCCTTTTATTCCCATGGTTTGATTACCCCATATAACTTCTCCCGGTATAGGATCTTGTGTGTTATTAGGTATCACTGCGTAATATTTATTTTGTTTTCTATCAAATCCTGCTCTATACTGAATTCCATTTTCTGAATATGCTCCTTCTTGGTAACTATATATTTGATTATACACCACACCTGAACCAGCACCGTCAGCCTCTCTTACCTCACCAGTAGCATCATCGTTATAATTTCTATAAACACCAGAGCCTATTGGATATTCAATTTCACCTGTATTATCTGACTGTATACTTAACACGTCCCAACCATTACTACCCTCGTAGTTTATTGTTTTAAATGTTTTAACAATATTAGGTTCAGGATTAAATACAAACTGAACTATAGATGGTTTAGATATATTATAAAAACTATTTCTAGACGTGTTGATGTAATGCTCATATACTCTTCCAAAATTAGTTGAATAAAATTTACCTATACAACTAAAAATATTATTAGGCGTGTATGTTGCAAAACTTGTCCACCCTTTAACTCTTTCGTCCCATGATAAAGTATAACCAGTTGGTGTTTCACCTGTTAAATCTACCGTATTGTTTATAATATCTTGTGATTCTGCTGATGTAGAACTAACAATATCGCTAGAATTTTGTATAGATAATACATAGTTTTTATTATATATATCATAACCACCTACTAATCTACCTGTTGGTCCTAATTCATTGAATCTATCTCTAAAAAAGTCTGTCATTCCAGCTACAGATATTTCTTGAACATTTGTGCCTTCCATTTTTAATACAGCATTTTGCTCTTTATCTGCAAAATATTTTGTATAACCGTAAACAGCAAATGATTCAGGGTTTTTACCAATACCCCAATTACCTGGTACTGGAGTTATTTGACCTATAACTTGTTTTCCTGTAGTACTAATACCTAATCCTTCAGCAGTAAATATAGCGTCTTTATCTATTAAAGCTACATTTACTTTTCTTTCTTGAAACACTATTAAATTAGTATCTTCAGCATATAATCTTTGTATAGTTCCACCAACTGGATCTACACCTCTAGTTATTTCTTCACCGACACTAAACTGATTTGTATTGTTTATACCAGTTCTAGCATTAAAAATACCAGAATAAATTACAGTGTTAGATAATCTTTGTTGGTTTGGATTATCTTCTACGATGTAAGCTTTAACTCCAAAGTCTACACTAGTATTATTAAAACCACCTCTAATTCTAGATTCTTCAATACACCAGTCTAATTCAGTTGAACCAGAAAACGTATTAAATCTAAAATATGGGACACCAGTAGCCAAATCAATATTACTTGTTTGCCATACTCTAAAACTACTTGCTGGTCCAGAAGATGCAGATGTAGGCAGATAACCTTGCTCAAAAGCGTAAGGTATATTACCAGGCACAAAAGCATCGCCAGGAAAAGCTGCTAATCCTGTTCCATAAACTCTTTTTAGATAAAAGGAATTAAAATAGTTTACGTCTATAGTTAAAGCCATTTAATTTATAATTACTTGTTTTTAATATTTATTACACTAAGCTGGTTCGCAAGCATCTGATGTTCCGTTATATGTACCATCAGCATAGTCTATATACCAACCCCAAGTAGTAGGATTATTTGCTCTAGTAGAACATACGACTCTATATTCTCCTAATTGATCAAACTTATACCTAACACCGTATGATGTACACACAGGATCACTGCTAAGTTTTTGGGGAGCTAAAACTACTATAGGTGCAGTAGAATCATATATACTACCTGCCATACCTCCTTTAGTTACAGGAACGCTATCTATATAACCCCATGCATCTCCAGAATTAGCTCTATATTGCACTACAAATTCAGTGACAGGCATATCATTTTGTGAAGGAGAAGGAGGAGTAATCCTTTGTGTAAATATTTTTAAATCTAAAGTTCCTTGAAATAAATCTCCTCTACCTTTTTCTGTAGCAGGACATCCAACAGGTGGAGCTTCATCATCAAATCCACCACCATTTGGAAATATAGATGTAGTAGTTCCTTGACAAACATTAAAACAATAGTAAGTATTAGGATTTGAATTTGGAGGAACATTAAAAATACCTGTTTCAGGAATACATCCCTGTGGTGATATTTGAGCACTAACATTAGTAAATCTAAACTCTCCATATTGCATAACACCACCAAAAGCAGGATAATGAGACTGGCCATATATAGTATTACAATTTGAATTAGACCAAACACTAGGTGGAGTAGATATAGATTTTGGAGCTGGTTGAGTGCCAAATGTTATTTCAACATCTACTTCAGCCGACAATGAGCCAACACCTTCATTAGCGTCTTTTACTATTATTTTTAATAAATAAGGTGTATCAGCAACTAATTCAATTGTATTTTTTAATATTACAGATCCTTCGTCTGGACCAGCTATTAATTCAAAATCAGTAGTAGGAGTTCCTAAAACGCCTTGAACTTCCCAGTTTAATTCTTTTTTATAATTATTAGAATCTGCACTACCATTTAATCCCCATAATGTTAGTATTTCACTTATTGTTATAGGAGGAGCAACAGGGTAATCTGGATTAGAAGGTATTGTTATTGTTGTGCCTGTTACATTGTTACTGTAACCAGAATCATTATATATTTCTGGAGCCGCGTTATTTAATTTTATAGTTATAGCATCTGTTAGAATATCTGTAAATGATTCAGCACCACTAGTAGATTCTACTTGCAAAGAAGCAATATACACGTCTGATCCAGGATTAGTAGATGTTTCTCTAAACCAATAATCAGATGTGGTTTTCATTTGAAATTCATTATTTGGACCTCCAATTGAAACAACTTCAAAATAATTTGCAGGTACTAATTGAACATTAGGAGATTGTTGAGAGTAAAGAGAAACAATAGAAACACTAGTTGCATTAGCAAGAGAACCACTTCCATTTGTAAAATTAAATAAAGGTGTTAAGCTTGCTGGAGACCCTTGATTTTCATTAAATTCAAGAGAGTTTATACTACAACCAACTACTCCATTATAATTACTACTTATAGAACTATTTAAAATTTCTAATTTGCCACTTAAAGTTGATTCCCAAAATATATCTAATAATGAAAAAACAGGTTTAGTTTCGGCTATACTCAATATAGGTCTCATAGATCTTAAACCAGGCTCTTCATCTACGGTTGGCCAATTAGTATCATGAGGTATAACAACACCACCACAACCTTGAGGTGTTAGTGGAGGACCAGCTACAATTGCACCAATAGGGTTTTCATAATTAGTTACTTGACCAATTTTCATAATAAAAGGATTTTGATCCGCTCCATAAAACGGTGCGGTATCTCCTACGTCTCCCCATGGAATTGATCCTGATGAAACGCTAAATACATTTCCACCATAAATTGTTGGTGGACTACTAACAAGAAAACATGAATCAGCAACTAACACTTCAGAATTATATTCTCCTTGAAATCCAGATTTTTGAACATATTCCTCTGTTGACCCAAAACCTCCAACTCCTTGAGTACAAGGCACAGAGTGATTAGTTACCTCATCTGTAACATAAGGCCAAACTGATCTGTTAGGAGTAGTTCTAAATTTTTTAAATGGTATTGCTTGAAGCTCACTCTCTCTTACTGTTTCAATAGTTAAAACGTTTTGTTGTAATTGATCAGGATAATATTGTGAATTTATAGCTCTAGGATATATATAAGGAGATGTGATTGGCCCTACTGAAGGTTCGTTTTCTACTGTAACATTAGGATTATTTACTCTAATAAATAATATTTCATCACTATTAAATTCTAAGTCTGTAGGTCCAACTTCATCTAAACTTCTAGGAATTTTATTTACATTTTCACTTAATAAAGTTGCAAAGGCAATTTTACCTCTTTCAGTCTGTATTGGATTAACATCTGGACATATGTTGGCTCCAGTTCCAGCTATTGTTTGGTTCTCTATACCATTCCACAATTGATCACATATTGGTAAGCCGTTTACAAAACCAGGTAAAAATACATTATAATATTCTTGCTCTTGTTGTTTTACTACAACTTTATACGTATACCAACCTAATGGATTAGCAGCGCCAGTTTGAGTTATTTCAAATTCAGCATCACTTCCAAACACCGTACTAGGAATTGCTATTGTATCGCCTACTTCATAACCAGATCCACTAGTAACAATAATAAAAGATTGTATTGCTCCTACTCCATCTACTTCTGTAACACGTATTGTAAGACCTGTACCATTACCTGAAGTAATTGTATTATAAGTTTTATTTGCTAAAAAATCAGCACCAGGATCAGTATCAGATAAATTAACAACATGACCATCTTCTTTATATATACCTGGTTTTCCTTGAGAAGGATTTATTTCTGTTGCAATTTCTTCACTAATATCTAAAGTTAAATTTCTACCTAACCAATCAATAACTGGCTCATCGATAGCATCACTTGCTGTTCTATAGGGTACATAAACTGTTGACCCTTTAAATTCTTCTATTTGATCTAGTGTAGATAAAATTACATCAGATTGTCTACCATAATAATCCGCTAATACAAAACCAACTTGATAAGTTCTATTTTGTTTAACATTGCTAAACGGATATTGAGTAGCATAATCAGATGTCTGCATATCTCTAGGTGAAAAACCAGCAGAGTATTCAATAGAACTTGGAGGTGTCATTCCTTGAAGATAATTACCGTAAACTATTCTATTAGATATTAATTCTTGACTTAAAGCTTTAATAGGCACTTTGTCATAAACTCTTGTAGTTTGATCTTGAGGAAGTGTTTTATATGGTTTATTAGATGTATAACTGTATTTTAAATACAATCTGTTAGTTAAACCATTTATATCATCATTGTATTGTATTGATTCTATTTTGTCTTCTGTTTGCAAAGAAAGATCTAATGTGTCTAAAACTTTTATACTTTCTGCATCTGATTCTTTATACAATATATCTATAGAGTTTATTTGAAATCTTTCTTGTACTTGCTGTATAATGTTAGTTTTATTTGATCCAACAAAAAATGGTAATGGTATTTTTAAATCTATTGAATCTACATTGTTTTCAAACCACTCTAATATTGTGCTAGTATAAGCATCTGTTTCATCTTGATAATAATTATATATCTCTGTTCTTTGTGAGCTTTGAAATGAATTACTTTTAGCCTCTGTAAGCGTGTTTGTTTGACCTAAATTAAATTGTCCTTTTTGTTTAGGTATAAACATTATTTGACTAAAAGGAGCTATTAAAGAATATTCATTTTCTACAAATCTAAATCTATAACTAAATCTTACAAATTTATCATCTAAATACTTTGTATCTCCGTCAAAACTAACATCATAAGTTTCATTGTCTCCAATAGAAATTTTATCACCAACCTGTAAAGTACAAGTTGGAGTATTTATATCTTCACTTAAAGTTAATGTATAAGCACTTAAACCAGTTTGTGTAGATGGATTTGTTGCGTTACCTACAGCAAAAGATATATGTTTTATTCTTAAATTGTCTGGAACTATAGATCCAGCGCCACCACTTATTAATCTAACTAAATCTCCTATTCTAGGAAAACCACCCATTTCCCATCCGGAAGGATCACCACTAGGTAAATCTCCACCTATTTTTATTTGATCATTACTAATTAAATCAGTTATGTCTTGTATAGAAAAATTAGGATTATATTTATCCGCCCTGTTTTCCATTGTTGTTCTAGAAAAATCAATAACTGCTCCGTCTGGTAAAGCACCAGGTTGTATAGGTGGCCAAACTTTAAATTCAGTATTGCTTACAACTTTTACTACTCTAACTGGTGGAATAGAATTTTGTATAACAGATGTTGATGGTTCTGTTTTATCATGAGCCGTTACAATATCTCCGTATCTTATTTTATCATTAGGTACAGTAATAAATATTTCCGTATCACTTGAAGTTCCTTTAGGATCAGAAACTGTTACAGTTTGTCTTTCCATAGGTATTAATGCTTCATAAGGATAGTATCTTGCCACAGATATTTGACTCTCTGTAAAATAATAAGAAGATGAATTAAAAGCTGATGTTACATTTATACGTCTTGGTTGATTAAAATCATCTGTCCAAAATAATAAATCTTCTACTAAATTAGTTTGATTAATTGGTTTTTGTCTACTAAAATTTAACCAATAACCATCTACTATTATACTAGAAGTATTACTATTTAAATCAAGCCTTTGAATATAACAATCATTAGTATCATCTGCTCTGTCAGATGTTTGTCCAGGTAAAGGAAAATTAGTATTGAAAGTATATATTACATTTTTAACATCATCTACATGTACTCCAATTATATTATTTAATAATCCTTTTACAGTAGAGCTTAACTCAGAGTTACCTAATATATTTTCAAACTCACCAACAGTAGAACCTTCTGATCTACTAATTAATAAATTAACAGCTGCTCGATATTCTCCTTGCGGTATTAATCTAGCGTCTATGTCTTGATTCATTCTACCTTGTAAAAAGGTATTTTTAATTTCTGCCATTTACTAACGTTTAATCCATTTAGATTTACCTCTCATAACTTGAGCTATTTCATCTAATTTAATATTTGATAATCTTATTTTAGCATTTCTTAATGCAGCGTATCTTTGTTTTTTATATTGTGGCGCAATAGCAGCCGTGCTAGTTCTAGTTGATAGTATAGAATATAAAAGATGTTGATACATAGCTTCTTCAGCTAGTTTAGGTATTCTACTATCTAAATCATATGCTAGACCATCAGATATATATTCTATTATTACTAGTTGTCCTTTTAAGTTACTTGAAAAAGATATTTTACCTTCACGCTCATTCATATTAAACCAACCATTAACTTGAGCATATTGTGGCTCCATGCCGTACAATTCTCCGTAATTATAATACCAAAATCCACCGTAGCCCCAATCATAACCCCACCAATCAGCACCTTGATTAAATAAAGAATTATTAAAGTTTTGGTTTATTAAATTAGTATTAGCTCTTTTCCATCTTTCTTCTGTAATTGAAGTACCTTCCGTATTTTCACCAAAATTATCTTGAGTAGGTTGCCCTAGGTTATCTTGTAAAGGCATTTCATATGGTGAGTCAGTTAAGTTATTTGTAGGATATAATATATGTTGTACTCCTAAAGCATCTATTCTAGATATTCTAACATAATTAACATAGTCTTGAGGCAATGCTAAACTTAAATTATGTGGAACTGTTAATTCTTGAGACTTAATACTTTTTAATGTATCATAGCTAAATTCTTGTAAACCTCTTTTAGTATGAAATATTACATCAGTTCTATCAACTCTAGGTATTATTTTATCTTGACCAACGTATGCAACCATAAAGTTATTAACTAAATCTTTTACTGTTATATAAGCGTAGCCACCATAGTTTTGTTCTACAGTCATGCCGTAAGCATCTTTATTGCCATAATTACCGCCTGTAATTGTTTTTAATTGACAAACTAAGGTATGGCCAACAGGCAAGCCACCTACTGCAGCAAGCTTAACAGTGTTATCTTCTACAGTATATGGTAGCACATACTCTGTGTATGTTAATGCATCTGGACTACTATATAATTTAAAATTATTTTTAGCATAATCTATATTTGCAGGATCAAAGTTACCAAATACTAAATCAGTGTCAAATGTAAATTTAAAATCAGTTTGACCGGTTGGATTAGATACTGTAAATCCCTGCGCGCCCGCGTAATATTGTTGATTAGTTTCGGTTATTAAACCACCATTTGGTTGTGCCATGTTTTATGATTTTGCGTTTTGTTCTTCTGCAGCTACAGTTTGATTAGCTACTTGTATTATTGTTGGATCATTTATTATAACTCCAGCATAAGATAATACTCTCATTATAATATTTGTTTGTTCTGATACAGCTAGTTCAAAATCTACAGAAGCAGATGTAGGACCTACAGGTTGAAAAACATATTGACCTAAACTACCTACACCAAAAGACCAGTTAGGATCAGCTGGTTTTTTTAAGTAAGATATAGTTATATCATCATTTATACTAGTTGGATAAACATATAGTTTATCTTCTTCATATAAATATATAGGAAAATGTTCGTTAGGTTGAGTTAACGGGGAAAGTAATATTTGTGTTAACTCATTTCTTTGAGAATATTGAGTAAGCTCTTGACCTTTATAAAAAACACTACCTACTCTATAAATGTCAGTAGGTACTAGTTCAAAATAAGGTCCAACAAAATTTGTAGCACCTGTTCTTTGAAAAAATTGTAATTTTTGCTGTATGTTTTTTACTCTATTAGAGTACTCTGTATCATTTTGTGGTACACGATATTGTTGATTTAAGCTTTCAAAATAACCCTCAAATATATCTAATTGAACTTGAGCTGATACTTTATTAAACTCATCAGGTGTCATATATCCTCTCTGTTGTTGATTTAAAATTAACAACACGGTTTTATATACAGTGTTTACGTTTACCATTATATTTTTATTGTTTAATATAGAGGCGGACGAATCCGCCCCTGATATTTATTATAGTCTTTTTTCTATAGACTTATATACTTCTACTCCTTCATCAGTTTTAAACCATGATGCTAAAGCTGAATATGGATTTTCATCAAATGGAACAGCCATTAACTTTCTGTCATTACTTCCCCAATGGAAAGACCTTTGATCAGATGATAACTTAATAATACCAAGCTCTACAGCATTGATACCAAAGTTTCTTAACTGTACATTGTCATCTTTTGCAAGAGCTAAAAATAATTGAGGATTTTTCTTAGCAAGTAATAATAAATCTCTTTTTAATTCTTTAGATGATAAAGATGAAACTTTTGAACCAATTTCAACTCTTACTATAGCTTCTGCATGATCAATATCCATGTTTTTAGCAGCGTTCAACGCTTCTATTTCAAACTCTATATCTTGTAATTGATCTTGAGCTACTCTTTGAGGAACATGCTCCATATATTTTTTATCACGCATAGGGTGATATAAAGAAAGTAATTGTTGTAAACCTACGTTCTCTTTAGGTACAGATAATATTCCGTCTCTAAAAATAATGTGACCCATAGTTACTTCTCCTTTTTGTTCATCAACAAATGGTGAGCTCATATTTGTAGCATACCTAAGTTCTCTCTGAGTATTTTTTTCCGCATCAAACCATAACAGAGGATGTCTTCTGGTATGTTTACTAGGTATAGTAAATGTAAGTGGTTCTTTATTTCCTTTTAATAGATAAGTTCTATCTTTTATTTCCCAGCTATTTTTTTTAACTGGTTTCTCTTTAACAGGAGCATGAGCTGTTACAACTTCTTCTACCTGTTCTTCTTTTTTCTTTTTTGCCATAATATAATATAATTAAATAGTTAAAAAGGTATATGGGCGCCGAAGCGCCCTTACCTTATAATAGTTATACTCCTTGGAATAAAACAAAGTTGTTAGCAGCTTGAGTTACTAAACATCTTTCTGATAGGAAGTTAACTTCCATAGCATCAAGATCTGAAGTAAATGCTCCACCTGCAGAACCTGTTAACCAAGACTTCATTCTTCTATCATCACTTTGTGAAGCTCTATATCTTACGTGTAAGAAAGGTCTTCTGATGTTAGTACCAAGAACTTGATCGTATACTGTAGTAGTACCAGCTGGTATTAATACACCTTCAATAGAAGCAGGACCAACCATACCACCACGCGTAGAAGCGTCGTTTAAGTATTTCCAGTCTGTTTTATAGAAGTCATATGAACCTCTTCTGAAACCGCTAAAACCTAAGTTTAAAGCCATTTCTTCTGAGTTTTCAAATAAACCATAAGCAGTACCACCTGCAGCACCTGAAGAAATGTTAGCTAACATATCATCAAATTCTAAAGCAGTTTCTCTATTCAAGAAAAGCATGTTTTCTTCAATAGCACCTTGAGTATCTAAGTTTCTAAGAACCTCGTCAAAATCTCCAATACCTGTAGCTGTAGAGAAACCAACTAATACATTACCTCTATCTTGGATAGCAGCAAATAAACCTTGAGAACCAATAGCTCCTGAAGCACCACCAGCAACTGCAGAACCTGCAGCAGTTAATTCTGATTCAACGCACATCATTTCTAAATAGTCTTCAAATCTAAGTCTAGTTTCAGATTCAGCTTTTAGATACCATAAATATCCTCCTGTTCCATCTTCTGTAGCAACTTCTACCCAACCGATTTGAGCCATATCAGAACCATTAACAACATATTTGTTTCTAATGATGATAGGGTTGTTTTGGAATTGAGTAAATGCAGGGTCAACACTAATGTATTGTCCGTTTGCAAGAGTTGAAGTAGCACCAGCTCCTGGTACAAAGTTAGGAGTAACTGATCCTTTTGCATATTCAGCACCGTAAACAAATACTTTTACATTACCTACTAAACCAGCTCCTGCAATTGTAGCAGCAGTATAAGGTTCAACAGTAATAGTGTTAGCACCTGGGTCAGATACAGATACTAGCGCTTTTACTTCAGCGCCAAAGTCGTCCATAATTACTACAGTCGCTCTAGCAGAAATAACGTTGTTAATATCAGTAGCAGCAGTAGGGTTAACGTTAATTACGTTACCAGCTACAGTACAACCATCATATGCAATGTGTAATCTATTTTGTTCAGACCAGATTACTTGGTCACTTGTCATAGGAAGTTCAGCACCAACCATTCTTAAGAATCCAGATAAAGTTCTGTTACCATATCTTTCAACTTCTTGTTCGTAGATTTCCGGTAAATACTGCTGTGCAAAATCCGCAAAGTTAGCAGCTCCAGCGTCTGTCCACTGTAAATAGTTAGACTGTAAAACCTCCTGTCTTTGTGATGGTACAATAGTACCAAATTGTGGGGTTAAAGCCATTTTTATTAATTTTAATTGTTAAAACTTCTCTTTTTAATTCTAAGTTTTGACGAATCCGTACCACTGACAGCTTTGACTTTAAAACCTTTTACAAATACATCCCCACCGGCAACTTGCCTCGGCGTATCTATAGATGGATTTTTAGAGCCGTCCACAACTTGTTTAATACCATCAGCTTTACCTTGCTCATAAAAATGAGTAGCAAGTTGATCGGCATTCATAGCTGTGTACATAGCTTTATGATAACCAGCTGCATCAACCATATCTCCTTTATCATTTAAATAAGGATTTACAAAGTTGTTAATATTAGACTGCTTATCAGCAACAGCGTTAGGATTTTTAACAGTATATCTAAATTTTTGGTCACCTACTTTAAAATCAAAACCTTTGAAATCTTCAGAAAACAATTTTTTAGTGTTGTCTTTAAATCTTTTATGCTGTTCTTCAACGACTTGTTGTTCGTCTTTATATCTATTGAAAAATTCTGTAGCCTTTTTTTGATCTTCATTAATTACATTACGAGACTTAATAGAATCATAATATTTATTTTTTAAATCATCTAAATGATTACGAGCTTCTGCAATAGCTTCTTTTTTAGCAAGTTTCTTTTTTCTGATGTCTCGCTCTTCATCAACTTCCTCGTCATAACTAAAGCTATCTTCCAGCATGAAAGATACTTCATCGTCATTTAAATGAGGTTTAGTATTTTTATAGTATTCCTTTAATAATACATTTTCATCTATATTAGTATAATCTCTATTTAATCTAACATAGTCTTCTAATGTTCCACCAGTTTGATTCATAAAATCAACTAGTTTGTTTAAGTTTTCAGGAACTTTTATTTCTTGTTCTACTTGTTTAACAGGTTGTTGCTCAACAGTTTCTTCAACACGCTCAATGGTTGGCTCTTCTGTCTCATCTGTATTGATGATCCGTACTTCTTCTTCCACTTCTGGTAAATCTCCGGATGGTTTATCATCAGGTAATTTTTCTGTTTTAGACTCTTGAACGGCATCTTCTTTGGGTTTTTCTGTTAAATCCATTTTTACAACTTCAGGTATAACTTCACCTTGAGCTTCTGGTTTTGTTAAATCAACCTTAACTGGCTCATCGGTAGTTTTACTTAAGTCTTTAGTTTTTCTTTTAGGTTTAGACTTTATTTTAAAGTCACCTTCTTGTTTGACCTCTACGGCCGCTTTTTGTTCTGCCATAATAAAATATTATAAAATTAATTAATATCCGCGGTACCACTATACATACCAGGACTTTCTTGTTCAAAATTTACAGGTAAACCGTTAGAATTTCTTTGTTCAATCATTCTACTTTGTTGTGTACCTTCCATTTTAGTTCTTTTATCTTTTCTATCTTCAATAAAAGATTCTTTTTCTTTCATAGCTTCAACTCTTAATTTTTCAATTTCCATGTTTAATTCATGCTGCATTTGCATTTTTTGCATATCTAATTGAGCTTGAGTTTGAAGTCTTTGTATTTCCATTTGATTTTTAGCTTGCTCATATTGCACGTTTGATGCGGTTAAAGCTTGCTGTTTTTGCATCTCAGCTTGAGCTTGCCTTTCACTAGCTTCTGCATTTGCATTTGCTTGTGCTTTTATATTAGCTTGCTGAGCTTCTTGCATTTGTTTTTGCTTCTGCTTTCTTTTTTGCTTAAGCATTTGATTAGCAAGTTTTAAATTTTTAACTTGTCTAATATCAATTGCATCTTCTAAATCTATTCCACCCTGCTGTAGAGACATTTGTATGTTTTGCTCTAGCATAGCTTTTTCTTCTTCTTCTGGTTCTAATTCTAAGAATATACCAAAATCATGTAAAGAAAGATTTTGTATTTCACTTAATGTACCCACATTATAAGTAGAAATAGAATTTTTTAAAGAGTTTAAAGTTAAAGGATCTTTTAATGAATCAGCTATTTTAAGAGAAATATTTTCACATGTTCTCAGTGTTAACCATAAACTTGCAGTTAAAATATGTCTAGTAGCTGTGTTAGAAGCATTGGCAGCCATTTTTTGTAAACCTACTAATGTATCTTTTTCAGGCAAACTACCATCTCTTGCTTCATTTAATCCGGTCACATCTCTTATTAGTTGTAAATAATATTGATATGTCTGTATTAAACTTTGTATTTTAGCTCCACCACTAGACGTTTGAAGTTCTTGAATAGGTACTTTACCAGGATTCATATCACCTTCTTGAGTTAATGATCTACCAACTATACTACCAGTTTGAAAATACATGTTTAATGCTTCTGCTGGATTATAATTAGTTCCATTACCTAAATCTACTTCTGCAAGTCCGTCCATATCTAGGAACACGCCATCTGGAACCATTCTAGCAATAACCTGTTGTAGTTTTAAATGTGTTATTTGGATCATGTCTGCAAATCCAGTAACTCTGCTAACTAAACTTTCAATACGACCCTTGTACATGCGAGGCGCACAAATAGTATAACTCATTTCTACTTTAGTTGTATCAGAAAAAGGTCTTGTCATATTTTCTGATAACTTCCATTCTATAAGTTGATTATTACCTATGATTTTAGCACCTTGATATAATACTTCTATTTTTCTAGAAACTGTTTCAAAGTTTTCATTTTCTGGTGGATTAAATTGATCATCTTTTACTAATGCTTTTTGTAAACCTTGATCAGTTTGTTTTATTTTAAAAACTTGAGTATTATAAGTTTTATATTCAAAAAATAATACCTGCACTGTATTAGGATCATAGGTCTGCCAACCATACATAGTTTGAGAACTATAACCTTGAGTTTCTTGTATTTTAGTTAATTCTGCTTCTGATAAACCAGGAAATCTTTTTGCAACCTCTGGTATAGTCATTGCTTTAACTTCACCTACATAATATATATCTTCAAAATTTGGATCTTCTGTGTAAGAATATATTAAATAAGCTGGATCGACATAATCTACTGTTACTCCATTAGCTTTATTCCAGCTAGTTTTTACAGCGCCTATACCTAATGTAACTAAGTCTTGATTAAATCTTCTTTTAATATTTTCAAATCTATTCTTGCTAAGTTCATTATTTATAACTTCTTCTTCAGCAATTTCAATTGATTGTTTGTAAGAAAGCTGCATGTGTAAATCTAATTCTTCCTTAGATTCAGGCAGTTTTGCTTTATCAGTTTGATACTCATCTAGACCTAAAGTATCTTGCAAACCATCAAGATAAGGTTTAGCTGCCATATCTTGCATTATAGCTGTAGCATAATCAGTTCGCTTTTTTAACGCTACTGGATCTTGAGCAAACGCTTTTATTTCATAATCTTTATTAGATAAACCATTAACAACAATATCTACAAATTTAGCTATAATAGGTACAGGTTTCCAGTCTAAATTAAGATATGATAAATCACCATTTATAGATAATTCATCTTTATATTTTTGAACTGGTTGTTCGCCTTTAGCATATAATCTTCTTTGATGAAATAAGTTATAAGATAACGCGAAACGTGTACCATTACCTCCTTGTCTCCACCATTCTGTTTCAATAGCTTGAGCAACTTGCCTACCGTATTCGGGAGTAGCTTTTTCGGCATCAGGCACTGTCTGACTAGGAAAAGTACTAGAGTAGTTTGTTGTAATATTCATTTATTTAATTATTTTTGAAACTAAACCGCTGTTGTTGTATTTCTTTATACCTAATTCTATAGGCTCTCTTTTTCTTCTACTTACTGGTGCATATCTATTCTTATTACAAGCCATTAAAGCTAAACCAGAACTAATTGATGCATCGTGAGTAGTTCTATTATTTATATCAAACCTAGCCCAATCTTCTAGTGTTCTTTGAAAATATACATCTCCATAAGAATCACCATTAAATCCAACCATAGTTTCTATATAAGATTCTATAGCTGCAGCGTGAGCTTGTTTTATGTCTTCACTTGAATTAGGTATACCACCTATTTCTTTTTCTGTAACTGATAATTTATTCCAAATTTTATCAGGTCTATTCATTGCAAAACCTCTATATCCTCTTCGTTTAAAATGATATAAAAGTCTTGGTTTGTTATTTTCTACTAGTATTGGCATTCCATAAAACACACAAGCCATTAAAACATCTTCAAAAAATATTTCAGCGGTTTGAGGTCTAGCTATGTATTCTAAGAAAAAATGATTAGCAGGAGCATTTTCCATGCTAAATTTAGTTAAACCATGCAAAGAACCATTAGAACCTCTTTTATCTACTGTTCCAGATATATCGTATGGATCACATCCAAAAGCACCCATGTGATCATTACCTGGGTATTTAACACCATTTTTTTCAATATATCTATTTTGTATTATATTATCAGGAATCCATGTAATAAAAAACCTTCCTTGATTACTTGGATAAAATATAACCCTACTATCTTTAATCCCACTTTCCCATTGAAAATTACCTTGTGTTATTAATTTTTTACTACTTATATCTTCATTGTAATCAATTTGTTGATAAATTTTCGTTAAATTAAATAAAGAAGACTTAGATTCGTCTCTAAAAGCATGTTTTGTAGTTCTTGGAAATTGTCTATAAAATTCATTTAAAGCATCAGCATCTTCCTTTAAACCATCAACTTCATTTTGCCAATAATCAATTACACCTAAATATATATCTTCTCCTTGCGGTCCTTGAACGGCTTGTTTTGGAGTGTCGAATACAGGTATGCCATAAGAATCAATGTATCCTTCGTAGTTCCATTCCATAGGTATGAACAAACTATATAATCCCGAGCGAGTCTGTCCATTGGCGTTTCTTTGTGTAACATCTGAGTCATCGTATAATTTTTTAAAATTTCTACCACCTTTATCTAAAGCGTTTGATGTTGAACCCATCATACATTTTCCAACAATTCTACTACCTAATCGCAATGTTGTTTTTGTTACTCGCCAGTTGTTAAGAATATTATTTGGCTTTTCCCATTTACCAGATTCATCGTGTACTAATAGTTTTAATTTTTCACCATCATAACTATTATCTCCTGTATTTTTCCAATCAATAGTTGTATCTAGACCTTGAAGCTCAGTAGTAGCTTCATTAGCAGTTAGTTTTCGTCTAGTTAATTTTGTAGCAGGAACCCTATATGCTAATTCAGTTTTTGGTCTATCCATACCATCTTGAATAGGTTTAAAGAAAAAAGGATAGTTAACTGATATAGGCACTACTTTATCGGTAAACATAGTTTTAGCATCTGGTCCTGATTTAGATAATATACCGTACCTTGAATCAGAGTTTAATGTAGCTAAATTAACAGTTTCACCTGATGCCATAAATGAAAAACCAGAACGTCTATTTTTTAAATAACACATGCCGTAAGATCTAGGATCTGCCTTGCAAGCTTCCCAAAATATAAAAAATAATCTATTTGCTTCTCTAAAATCAGGTTTACCCACATCAATTTTACTCCATTGTAAATACATATAATGACCGCCAGTTAAATATGTTGACTTACCTTTGTTATAAAACCAAAAACCTTTTTCTCTACGATTAAATTCTTCATCTATATAATCATACCATGTTTCTTTGAAATCTAAAGGATATTCCTCCCAGTCAAATATAGTTTTTATTCGCCTTAGTTCTTTAGGTAACGGCGTGTATTCCCATTTATCTTCTGAAAATTTATGAGTATTTTTTTCTAATGGTAAAGCTATTTTTAAGTTTTGTATTTCGTATATTTCACCTATTTCACCTGTTTTACTTATAACAATTATATCATGCTCTTTGTTATAACCATACTTCCACTTTTTATATCTATTTTGTTGTTTAAGTATTTTAGGCTTTATATGATTTTTTAATACTTTGTATAATTCTTGCTTATACATTATTTAGACCTCCCTTCTGCAAAACCTTTAAATTCTTTTGGTTTTTTAGTTTCTTGTTCTACTTTACCTTCTATAATATTTTCTTCTTCATTGATTTTTGAAAGTATTTCAAAAGCATCAAATATAGCTAATTTTTTTGTAGCAGCTGCATTTTTTAACCTATCAGCTGAAATATCTGGACCAAAGTCTATAATAGGTTCTTTTGCAACTTTTATTAACTCATCAACAGCTATGCGCCCAGCTTGGATTATATTCCTTTTGATTTTCTTTACTTCCATATTTAATTACAATATCATTAGATTTCATGCAATAAAGCAACTCATTATCAATAACAAACTCCCATTCAGCACCAGGTTTAAATCCTATTACATCTTCTAAAGCAATATCACGTGCTTTTAACAACCTATTAGTATATTTTAATATACCAACATAAGGAGTTGTTTTTTGATGCTTTAAAACATCAGTGTTTTTTATAGGTTTTATAAAACATCTATCACCAAAAGTATGCCATTTGTTATTATTTTTATATAAATATATTTGATCCAATGATGCAAAATACAAATTATCTTTAAAATAACTTCTACTGTTTTTCTTTTCACCCTGCATGTTATAAAATTTTCTAAAAATATTTTGATGAACTACAATAGTGTCACCTATTTTTATATCTGTTTTAAATGCTGTTGGTGTAGAAATAACTTTAGCATTTCTATTCACAAATTTCCAAGACTCAATTTTATTATTTAAAATTAAATCTTTTCCATTTACTTTTGTTTTATTGTTATATGTTTCACCTATTGGTTGTACAATAAAATCGTATAAACTTTTCATTAATATTCAAGATCGTATTCTACTGCTATTGCCATTTGGGAATTAAATTTTTTCCATGGCAATATTTCATCTCTTTTTTTAATATGTATATTGTAAGAGTTATCAGTAGGCTCAAATAAAATATGAGAAATTATATGACCTCCATAAACTTCTTGACCTACTGAATAATGCATTGCATCGTTTTTATAATCCGACCCAATACTAATCTTACGTATTACATTACTCATCTGTGTCAGGTTTATGTTCAGTATAAGTACCATCCTCTAGATTAATATCTATAGCACCATACTTATCTTCTAAATCATTTTTTAATTTCCCTTGATCTTGATTTACACCCGCTAGCTCATGAAGTAACGCGTGTTTTTCTGTTTCTGCAACCCCTATTTTATGTAATAGTTGCGCTATTTTGTTTTGCAGAGTTAATATATTGTCTAACTCTTCTTTGGTTATTGCTTTTTTATTCATTATATTAAATTTAATTCAACATTTGGGGTGTTATAAAAACACCCCTTATGTTATTATATATTAAATAATCCTCCGCTTATATATATCGGTTCATTATTATTATCTCTACCAAATCCAACGTTGGTTTTTACGCCACCTGGATTAGCAGTCATTAATCTTGCCCACCTATCATTTAACGTTTTGTTAGAAATTGTTGGGGCTGTTCCACTTCCATCAACTGTAGTGTCTAATGATAAATTTACATTAGTACCGCTTGTTTCAAACGTATCATTTATTACTAATCTATACGTTGTGTTATCTACTGCATAAGCAAATTTTATATCATCTTTGTCGATAACAAATTTTCCTTCTTCAGATGGCTGTGAACTATTTACAATTTCAAATTCTAAATATTGTGCCATGTTTTAAAGTATTAATTGTTATGCTTCACCGCCTGGAGGTCCACCAGCTGACGTAGAAACTACATATGTATCGCTCCATCTAAATGGATAAGCTGTTGCAACATTCTGTGAGAAAACGTACTGGTTTTTATCAAGGCTAAAAAATGGTTTAGGTATTCCAATTCCACCAAATCTTAATTTAAAACCGCCATAAGTTACACCTTCATAAGTATAGTCTTTTACTTCGCCTAAAACCACATCTGTTAGAGGTGTTCCAGGATTAGCTATTAAGTAATTACTTACTTTTTCTTCTAACCATCTACTTACTAATTCTCTTACACTAGTTGCAAAATTTCCGTCTGAATTAAGTACTCCAAAGTAAGCTTTAATTGCTTCTGGAGTCCACTGATATTGTTTTCCATCTAGCAAAGCAACTGGTGATTGAATTTCGAAAATTGCATTTGTCATTTGACCACCGCATGTTGAATCTTCACTAACATTATTGTTTAATACCCATGAATTAAAAGGAACTGTTAGCGCTCTTAGTCCAGAATCTGTAGATAATGTGCCAAGTTGACCAGGACCTAACTCTTGTACATTGTTAACAGGTACATCTGAAACAATATTTAATTCTAAATATCCTTGATTTTTTAATCCTAATACCACTCTATAACTTAAGCATACATTACATCCTGAGCATTCTCCAGCTCCTAAATTTACTGTTTCAGGAATATAAGAGTATATAGACATTACATCACTTTTATTAACTGTTAAAGTTCTTGTATTTTCTATTCCATAATACATGTCTTCTACTTTCTCAAATTCTCCTTTTCCAGGATCTGTAAAAGTTGCTTTTACATTAGAGGTCGTGTTAAATCCTCTAAAATTTAAATATTCTATGTTCATTGTTTGTGTGTTATTTATGTTTTTATTTACCTTTTATTGGTCCTTGACTCCAGTTTTCACAACAGTTAAGTTGTATTGTTTTACTTGTAAACTGAACTGTTCCTGCAAACTGCTCAAGAATATTAGCTCCATCACTAAATAATTGAGCTGGATTTAAATTTATTTCTTGAGCTAAACCACCAGTTGCATTACCAGGTAAAGCGCCAAGATGTGAATCATCGTAAAGACCATCGCCCTCTGAACCACCAGTAATACCCCATGTCTCTGCAAGAGTTGGATAAGATTGAATTTCATCTACTGAATCAGCAGTTGAAACACCTTGTCCTCTATTAGTTATTACAGCACATGTGACTACTAGTCTACACTCGCCGTTTATAAATTCTTGTCCTGCTGCTGGCAATTGTTGATTTGTAAGTACTAAATCATTTGGATCATCTCCAGCATTAACAAGCTCTTGAGGTGTTAAACATCCCCATTGACCAGCGTCTAATTGTTTATTAGTTTTACCAAAATCTAATAAAGTTTCTGAAGCTCCAGGGTTTGAAACTAAAGCTTTTTGAACTTTGTCTTGTAAAAACTTTTGTATTTGATTGTATCCTTTATCACCTACTACAGCTATATCACTATCAATTTTCATTGCATATTCTGAGTTGTTTTGTTTTACTAAATTTGATAAAAAAGGATATGTATACCATGTTTGAGTTACATCGTTAAATAAGTTGTTTGTATATACAACTTCTTGAGAAACTCTTAGCCATAAAGAACCGTTATATTGTACGAAATTATCTACATTATCTCCTCCTGGAATAGAGACTTCAGTTGATTGCCATAATGTTTTACTTACATTTAAAGGAATTTGAATCCAAAACCCGCCAAAAATGAAACTCGGATCACCAATATTTTCAGGAAATTGACCTCCATTATATAAATCATCCCATGTGTTCATTTGTTCTTTAACAATTGATGATAATTCCAGCGGAATAGCAGATCCATTAGATGAATTTGCATCACTAAAATACACAGAACCAGTTGAAGTTCCTAAAAATTCTTGAGGAATTCTTAAAGTTTTTAAAATTTTGCTGTAAGATCCAGTTTGTAATCCTTTTTCATCACTAGTAATTACTCTTTGTACAACAGGAATTTTTAAATATCTACTTGCCATAATTTTTGTTATTGTTGTTGTTATTATTTATTATTACTTATACTTTTAAATTTTTCCGCACCTCGTGACCCAAAATAGGCTACATAAACGGTGACTAACAAAGTTTTCAATAATTCTACCCAGCCAGTATCTACCGTGAAGGTCCATTGAAAACTATCTAATATTATTAAAATTACCATAGAAATTGTAAGAAATATTAAAGATAATGGACGTGTGTTTTTACTTAGCCATGAATCTGATTTCATGTCGCTGTCCCATCTTTTTGATACTTCTTGCATTTCTATTATATCCATTTCTAAAAGCTTCATAGCTTTTTCTTTATCTTCTGGTGGTAACACAGTGTCAGGTTCTTTTTGTATTAAGTTTTTAACCATACCTAAAACACCTTGATCTGGTAACACATCACCCACAGTACCTAAAATTCCAGGTGCTGCTTTTGATAAAAAAGCTCCTACTTTAGTTTCAGAAAATTTTTTTTTATTTTTTGTTGCCATAAGGAAACATTTTATTTAAAGCGTCTCTTCTTTGATTACAACCACATGGTTTATTTAATTTTTCAGATACTACATCTACTACTTTTTTAATTCCAGTTGCAGTTGTAAACTTATGAATTGTATCTCCTAAACCTTTAGATTCATTACTTTTATTATTCATTTAATTTAATTTATTTTGTTTTTCTATATGCTTCTGCTTCCCATGGTAACGCAGAATCTCCTTCATTCATTTTACTTCTAGAGTAAGTTTTCCCTTTTTCCATTGGCGTGTGATACACTGGTGTAGGGTCATATGTATATGGTGGTTTTCCTAATTTAAAAGCCATAATTATTCTTCATTATTAGTTGTTGTTGATGGTGGTGATAAATTAAGATTTTGATAACGTTTAGCATAATTTGTTTGACTCCATTTAGGGTTTTCAAAATCATCATACTGGATATATTCACCATCAACATCTTCACCTGGTGGTCTAGCATAAGCTGATTGACTTGTTAACATCATACTGCCTATACCAAAAATTCTACCTGCAATAGGACCTACATATTTTTTTAAACCTTCTTTAATAAGACTTTTAGCTGCAAATTTGCCTCCTGGTAAAGCCGCTGTAGATTCAGCTTTAGAAGCTAAATTATTTAATTCTATAACTTTGTCAGCGCTCCACTCAGGTTTTTCTTCTGTATAATTAGGATCCATTATACTTTGAGGTTTTTGCTGATTATGTTTACCTGGTTTTAAATAAAAAGGCATTTAACTATTTTTTATCTTCGTAGTCTTTTTCTCCTGGCTTAGTTTTAGATTTGTCTCCTTTGTTTCCACCTAAAACAACTTCATCATATTGGTTTAAAGGTGAAACCATTTTTGCCATAGCTCCTGCATCTTTTTCATCTTTATTGTAATGCATTGCTGCCTTAAGTCCATCGTTTAATTTTTCTTCTTGCGAAGGAGTTAAATGAGCCTTTACAGGTGAGCTAAATCTTTGTGTAGCATGCTTAGACATCCAAGACACACCTCTTCCACCAGTCATATC